AATCTCAGAAGCAAGTGATTTGACAATCATATTCTGTATCATATCGTCAAAGCTTTCTTCCAAGTTTGCCATTGTATCAGTTCCTTCCTTCCAAGCTGAAATCCAAGAATCGGCAAAGCTTTCTGCGGCAGACTTCACATCTGTACCGAGCAAATTATTTACTATTTCGGTAGTAGCATCATTAATCGCATTTTGCAAGTCTATAACTTGACCTTCCAAGTCTATGATTTTGTCTTGGTCTTGGTTTTTCTTCTTCCGGCTCTTTTCAAGTTGAAGCTGACGTTGAACTTCTGCAAGCTGTGCCTTCTGATTTGCGATGGCGGCTTTCTGTGCTGCAATTTCAGCTTTACCCATTGACTTATCAACAGCACGTTCAAGATTCTTATAAGCGTTCTCTAATTGCTTAACTCTTCTCTCGCTCTTTTCAACCTCTCTTGTGATTTTCTTGTTTCCGGCATTGAATATGGCTGATACTCCTTGCCAGATACCTCCTAATGTGTTGATTGTTCCACCTAATATATCCCCTCCTGCTATTTGAGCTATTCCTTGTGCAGCTTGTGAAGCACCTTGTATAGCTTCGCCAATAGTAGATATCGTGTCGGAAACTCCCTCGGAAAATCCCATCTGTTCAAAGATGTTTCCTATGGAACTAACCGATAAACCAAGTTGACCTACATATTCAACAGTGCTTTTAAATTTACCGTCAAGCCCTTCAAAGTTGTCCTTTAAAATCTTAACTTGGTCTGCAAGTAAAGCAAAAGGATTACGAGAATTTACTTCCGTCTTTAAAGCCTTAATACGTGCCATCAACTCTTTGTATTCATTAATTGGCATGTTGGCTCTATTAGCTACCGCAAACCTCTCTATCTCGTCAATCATATTGTTTAACGACACAGTGCTAATTGCATTCAAGTCTTGGAATGACTTCTCCCAAGCATTAGAGGTATTCTTCCATTCCTCAAAAGCTATCTTAGTCTTTTCTTGTTCCGCACCAGTATCAACAGCAAGAGAGAGCTTTGGAGCTTTCTCGTTTATGAAGTTCTGTATCTCTTCAATCTCACTTTCTATCTCCGCTCTTACATCGGGGCTTTCAGTCACAGACAACTGTAATTCCAGCTTTGCCAAATCAGAAGTTGCATCAGTAACTCTATTGGAGATAGAAGCTTGGTCTTCCAAACGTTTTCTTTCGACCTCTGCTATCTTATCCTCCATTTCAGCGTACTTATCTGCAATAGACTGGAAGTTCTTGAAATCATCCAATGCGGCTTTCTTGATAGTATCGCTTAACCTTTTCT